TAGCTGCTCCTGATACAGTGGAATGCCGCCAGTGTATTGAAGGACATCATCAAAGAAAGGATGCACGCTTTGAAAATCACCAACATTAACATAGTGGGCATATCGGTCCAAGAAGTCTAAAGCTCCAGGTCGAGCAATAGCAACCACAGCAGATAGCTGTTCTAGATTTTTTGGCCTCACTTTTTGAGCGACTTTGAAGTTTGTATCAGCTTCAATTTGAAACAGTCCTTGAGGAGTTTGTAGGTTTTGTAGATAGCTATAAATCTCTTCGCTCTGCATATCTAGTTTTGTGATGTCAAAACCAATCTGCTTACAAACATCATGAATTACTGAAAGAGTGCGCAAGCCAAGAATATCAAACTTAACACACAAACTAGCAACATCATTCATGTCATAGCCAGAAACAAGATCGCCTTCTCCCGTTGTTTGAAGAGGCATAATCTCTTCCAAGTCATAGTGACTAATTGCAATGCCTGATGGGTGAACGCCAGTATTTTTAATTAAGCCCTCAAGCTTTTGAGCGATTTCAAAGATTTTTTTATTTTCATTCGCCCATTCTCTAAACTTATCATTTTCTTGGCAAGCATTTTTGAGGCTTGCAACTTTACCAAATTTCTTGGGAATCAAGTCGCTGATTTCATTTACTGATGATTCTGGTAGCTCGCCAACAAGTTTTCCGCATTCCTTTACGCAAAGTTTACTGCTCAAAGTGTTGAGCGTAAGAATTTTGCATGTTTTACCAGAGTATTTTTGTTCAATAAATTTAATCACTTCTTGGCGGCGTTCATAAGCAATATCGTTATCAACGTCTGGAGCCATGCTTCCATCAAAATACTCCACTCCTTCAACGGTCAATTTTCTAAATCTTGCTTTAGAGATAAACCTTTCAAAATACAAATCGTATTTAATTGGGTCAACCTTTGTGACTCCAATTAAATAAAGAACCAAACTTCCTGCTGCACTTCCGCGTCCAGGCCCAGTTGGAATTTTGCTTTCTTTGCAGAAATTAGCTACCTCCCAATTCAAAAGGAAATAATCTATGAAGCCTAATTCGTTAATTAAATCAATCTCACGGACGCATCTATCGTAATATATTTTTTTATTAGGAAACTTGTTGATTCCTAAATCAATTATAGATTTACGGCAAAGAGCCTTGATAAATTCTAAATTTGAAGAACCAACATCTATACCTAGATTTTGATAATATTTCTCTTCGATCTTGACAGAAGGAAGTAAAACTCCTGGTTGAACTGGGTTTTGGTATTTGGTAAATTCGTTAAGCATCTTGTTTTTTTAGTTGATTGATTATGAAATCAAATTTTTGTTTTTTTCTTTTGAGGAAGCATGAAGAATTCTTATACAAATAATTGTAAATTAGCAGAATTCTTTTAATCGAGGTTCCTCCGTGTCTTAAATAGTAAATTGGATTTTCTCTTCTTTTTTCTCTATTTAAATTAGCCAGATTGATTCCAGCGTCTCTAGCTAAAATTTTATTAATTTCTGTCAAAAAATTGAAACATGAAATAATTTCAAAACCCCAAGTTATATAATTATATTTCTTATCTTCGCCATGTTTAATGCATCCGTCTCCATCAAAATATCCTCTAATAAAATGACTTTGCAAATGCAAAGGTAAAATATTTTCTTTTGGAAATTCTAGGGTGAAGGTTTTTCTTTCATGAAGACCTTGATTTAATAAATCTTTTACTAATTCTTCATTACCTATTCTAAATCTAACATAACCTCTGTCATTAACTATTTTATGATTTGACTTAAGGCTTTTTTTGATCAGGCATAAAATTTCCTCATCTTTTTTGTGCAAGCAAATTTGCATAACATTTTTACAAACATTTCCATCTGCATATAAAAATCCTAATATATAAGCTTTTTCTTCGGAGTCTATTTTTTTAAAATAATCTTTATCATAAGAATAAATTTCATGAGATTGAGATAGATTTCTTATTTTAATATTATTTAATTTTAAAATTCTTTTTACATAATTTGCTGATTTATTTATGCTTTTTGCTATTTTTGTAAAAGCTTCCCCTTTTTCATATCTTTCAATAATTGAGTTATCCATGTCAATATATACACTCATTTTGATAACGTCATCTCAAATTTCTAGCTCAAAAATCTGTTTCTGAAAAATACTAAACGTCATTTCGATGTCGTAGAGTGCCCCGTGCAATTTACTAGGGTCATGAGGAATTTCATAATGCTTTAACAAGTGAGCTTGGCTTGTCTTAATGCCCTTTTCGCGATGATTTAACCAGCGATACTGCCAGCAGATAAGGTCATCACAATCAACAGACCTGCATTCCTTGGCAATAGCCATTGCCAAAGCTTTTGTATCAAGCACACGGTCAACATAATCAAAGCTTGAATCTAAGCTCATCGCTCTTCTCCAAGAATTAAGCATGTAAACATCAAACCCAAGAATATTTTGGCCAATGATTTTATTGCTATCCTTTTCTAAAAAAGGAGCGAATTCGTCCCAAACTTCTTTTGGATCGCGAGCAAGATCACGATATTTATCATAATTAAAACCAGTGATTTTCGCCGCACCATCGCTGATTTTAAAGTCTGGCCAATAGATGTATCTCTCTTGGCGCGAAATGATCTTCTTACCAACAGCTTCAATCCATGCGATTTGCCAAGGTCTTGAATGAAGTAGGTTAAGCCCCTCTGTTTCTGTGTCCAGAATGATATATTTTTGATTGAAATCGAATCTTAGTAAATTATCTTTCATTTTTAAATGCCTCCCAAGAGAATGAATCACTACCACAATGTTCCAAGTTTGGGCTGGAGAGCGACTGCTCTTTACCAAAAGCGCGTTTGCACAAACATTTGTATGTCTGCCAAGCTTCAAAGTCTTTGCGATTTTTATAGTAAATAGACTTTGTTTTCTGAATGCTATCGCCAAATGCTGATGCCCATTTTTCGACCTTAGCTTTTAGAATATGATCAAATGGTAAATCATTACTCTCGATAAAATAAGTCGTCTTTGTAAACTTAAAGTTTGGCAAGCATTGTTTGCCTCTAAAGTTATTATTATAAATAAAAGAATCGTAAAATGGAATGCACAGCATCAAATCGTCTGACCAGTTATTTTGTAGAGATACAGAGTCAACAAAGCCACCATTCTTTTGATTCGCCAAAGAAAAGATGCGAGTTAAATTTTTAACACCTTTATCATTCTTGGCAAAGACAATAATCTTATGTTCGGAAGATTTCTTATCTTCTTCTGACACAGAGTTGCAGCAAGATATTCTAGAGCCAAAAATTAATTGAATATCATGCTCTTTGCATTTCTGATGAGCGTCCAAAAAGCCGATCATTGAATCTTCCACCAAGAAGATTTCTGACAATTTGTTTTCTTTCGCAATCGAGATGATGCTATCAGAACCGCCTTCTTTGGTTTCTTTTGGATCGTCTAGTGTTAGTATCGACTTTCCTATACTATATGTGCTCTTGAAGAGTGGAATCATGCTTTAATCTAGCATGATACGTTCTATCTGTCAATTCCTTTATTGAATGCTGGACAGCCGCTATAGAACATCGTCTGATAAAGATATTTATCTTCGGGATACTTTTTAATGTATTCGTCAAAGTCCTCCAAGAAACATGAGGCAATCATTACCCCTTTCATGTCGCAAATTTTATAATAGTAAAAATCAAATTTATATGGGCAATGATACATTAAGCTGCCATCTTTTTTGAGTTGTCCTTTGCGAATGGCTCTTCCACATTGTAAAGGACCACTAAAAGAATTATCTTTGGGGTAATCTTGTCTAGCTGCTAAATTAGAAAATGCCGTTTGAATATCAAAATTATCCAAGTATTTTTGGATTTCAGTTAGTTCAGATTGAAAACCGTCTAACTCTTCTTCTGTTAGTGCTGGCATCCTAACAACGCCTTTTTCATTTGGTAAGAATTTTAAAAAAAGGAATTCAGAACAGCGATTGTTATAGTCTGGAAATTGCTTTTTAACAGCAAGAGAATACATCAAATCTTGTAAGTTATTCTCAAGGTCTTTTCCCTTGAAAACTTCTTTACTGCTTTTAAAGTCGCGGATGATAGCTAGCCCCTGCTTCTTGTAAAGAAAGAGTTTGTCAATAAAGCCTTTGATTCTGTAGTCAAATTTGCCTTCTTTAACATCAATTTCAAAATCTTGCTCGCTCAAAGCTTCTGAAGGTTTGCCATTTTCTGTTCCAAAGAAGTCATATTGAAGACCAGCAAGCGTCATATCACAAATCTGCTTGATATTATCTTCGTCATTGACTCCTTCTTTTTTCGCATGTTTGCGAATTAGTCTTTCGATAGCTTTGCTAGAAAAGACATCTCTTTTCTTGATGATGAGAGAAAAGTGTTTTTTGTGGCGGTTTTCGCCCAAGCATTCAAAAACTAAGTGACATATTGACCCTCTTCGAGCGCCGTCATTGCTTTTATCAGGTAATTTTAAACGATAAGAACACCAATATTTCCAACTGCATGATTGAGCAGTTTTGATGCGACTTGCTGATAGTGATGTTCGGTTTTTAGATTCCAAAGTTTTGTAGTTTTTTAAAAAATTTCTCCAATTTCTTTTCTTGAAAAGAAGTACGATTAGCAGAGCAGAAATCTTTATAATCAGTTAATTTAGCTTCTTGAGAAACATTTGACTCTTGATACCAGTCCTTGAATGACATTTCTTTTTGTCTCATTTCTCCAAAATCATTAGCCAAAGGCAATTGAACTGATAATTGCTCAAAGTCAAAAAACTGACTGAGTTTCATATAGTTTTTCATAGCAGAGATTTTACCATGATTCTTTTGCTTCTCATTATCGTTATTTGTGGCGATAATGATCTTACGCAGGTCTTTGGAGCAGAGATAGTTCAAGAGCGCTGGAGAGCAGTCTAATCCAAAAGTAACGAGGTTATTTAGATAACCTTCTTCTGTCAAAGCCAAGCTGTCTCCAATACTTTCTACCAAAATCACTTCTTTCTTTTCGTCAATAATAGAATCAACTGTTTGCTCTCTTGGAACAAATGCTGGGTAAACCCATTTTGTTTTTGTGCCAACATGCTTCCACTTGGGAGATTCGTTGTTGTCGTTAATTTTTCTACCGCTGAATCCAAAGATTTCTGCGTTAGATTCATAAATCGGAAACACTATTCTTTGATACATTTGGCCATTCCCAGCCAAACC